GCTTAATTTTTCAGAAAGAGCAAGGGGTGGCTTATGTTTCTCTCACTTTTATTTCAAATATATAACTAGTTTAACTAGCTATAAATGCTGGATCTTCATCTTCGCTTAAAACAAGGTTATTTTCTTGTCTAGCGATTTCAAGATCCTGTTGAAGAATTTGTCTTTTGACTTCCTTCAACTCCACTTCCAACCACTGCATATCAGTAGTTAGTTTTCCCTGTTCAAGATAAGACTTGTTCCACTGTGATTCCAAGTCTATTTTCTTGGCCAGAAGTGATTGGGACAATGATGTCACGCTCAACCTCCTCATAGGTTATATAAGAGAAGTTACTAATCTGTTTAGGATTAACTAATTTCTCTAATTGCTCTTTACTCATTTTTCCCAGAAAGTCAAGTACTTTCTGATGTAAAGATTCGGTAGTATTTATGGGTTCAGATTCCAATGTAAATTGGATTTTAATGCCGTTAAAAAATAGCTTTATTAGGTATATTTTCATCTTCTCACGGATGTTATTATAATGAATTATAGGGCGAGTCAAGCTCGCCCTATAATAAAAGTTCTTACGATCCTGATGAACCGAAAGCGCCTCTTGGGTCTGACCAGCCGAAGCTGTATCTTTCCCTAGCTTTGTATCTTACGTTGCCAGTTTCGAAATCTCCCTCCATAGAAGTTCTAATTGGAGATCTTTCGAAATACTTCAAGCCATTTGGTACATCTGTAATGATAAAGAACGCATCAGAATCAGTTAAGTAATGGTTCACAACATAACCTTGTGGAATCATTCCCATGTTTTTGATTGCATTGATATCATTGTCAGCTGTTCCAACTCTACCAGCAGAAGACATTAATCTGTCTGCAGTAAATTGCTGTTCAGAAGGGATGATTAATTTCATACCTTGAGCTGCAATTTTTAAACCTCTTTCATCTGTGAAAGCAGCGATGTCAATCAAAGACTGCTCTAAAGATGTTTCATTTAAATCAGCTTGTGTTGCAAGCGTGTTTCTAAATGTTCCAGAGATTGTAGCGTGAGTCGTAGAGAATAAAGGAGATCCGTCACCACCTAAATAAGATGTGCTGAATCCGTTATTCAATACGTTAGCCGCAGTTACCTGCTTTGTATTCGCCATAGATCTAGCTAATGCTTTTGTATATCTAGACGCTAGTCTGTCATACAAGTTATCCTCAATCGCTTCTTCAGTGATTGCGAACGCAAGAGCTATAGTATTGTGCGTATATCTAGCAGTGAAAGTTTCTTGTGCCTGATCGTAGTTGACACCAGATCCTTCAGCTTTAATGGCAGCGTTGCCGAAACCTGATAACATAACTTCTTCTTCAAAAGCTCTGTCAGAAGTTTCTTTGATGAAGATTTCTTCATGCTCGCTGTCATAACGTTTATATTCAAGTCCAAACAGAGCGTTTAAACCTGGTTCTAGTTCTTTAACTAGTTGTGATCTTGAGATAGCCATAGTTTATATTCTCCTGTTATAGTAATTGATGACTCTTAGAAACTCTAACAATGAAATCTTCATTTGTTACAGCTTCCTCGTTGCCTATGAATGGTGAAGTATTCACCACAGTAACTTGTCCATTAGCAGCTGTAGCTGAAGTAGATAAGTCAAGGTAAGCACCAGAAATACCATTATTAGTATTACCTGCTGCATATACTTGATCAAAGCTAGTTCCAACTGCAGTTGTTCCTAGAGCAGTTCCCGTAGATTTAACGAGATAGAGTTGATTTGGGTCAGTTATTACATACGCCTGAATTTCACCTTGTGTGATATTCGTTTGTGTGTAAAAATTTGACCATTTTGGTTTTTTAGTTGATGGGTCTGATTCTATCAAGCAACCATTAAATACACCTAATACACTAGACAGGGCCGAAGTATCAACTACGATAACTCCACCTGTGGCATTAAGTTTAACAATGTCTCCTTGAAAAATAGACGAGCTGTAGTTGTCCACGATCACAAATTGATCTTGTCCGCCTGCAGCTGGATTCCCACCAAGTTTGCCTAACGGTCTAAAGCCGTAGGCCACTGTTGAGTTTGCCATATTTTTGTTCTCCTTAAGTTTATTTTAAACTTTGTGGTTAGGAATTACTAAATAATTAGTTTTTCTTTGAGCCACCAAAAGTTACACGAGTCTGCCTCTCTTTGCTGATCGGCATACTTGGGTGCTGTTCCTTAAAAGGATCGTTTGCAATAGCTTCTTCTCGTTCTTGAGTTCTTTTTGCAAAGTACTCTTCGCGAGATTTTGCGATCTCTTCAGGTATCCTAGCCAGCAATAGGCCGCCAACTCCAATGACTCCTGCGTATTTTCCGTCTTTGACTGCTGGATAGTTAGAATCAGGATATTCATCCGCTCTAACAAATTCCCAACCAGATCTCAATTTACCTGAAACGTTCTTCGTATCATCGAAGCCAACGCTCTCGGCTCTTATCCATCTATGTCTAAATCCGTCTGGCGCAGGTGGTGCATCCAGAGATGATGGTGGAGTCCAAACTTTAGGTCTATCATTTTTGACCCTAGTTTCGCTCGCACGGGAAGTCTTAATTGTATTTTCGTCTTTTACCATATGCCTATACCTCCTTCGTGGTTAAATGTTTCGCATATTCTTCGAGTGGCACACCTAATCTTTTAGCAATTGCTACTTGTGATGGTGTGAGTCTCACAGTTTTTTTGCGTCCTGTTTGGCTTGGACGTTTCGCCGAAGCTACATTCTGTACAGGTTTATTTGTACTTTCTGTAGATGTGTCCTCTTTTATAGCAAATTTATGCGGAAACTCAAGTCTTATTCTTTTATCAATTTCTGCATAATATTCGTCACTTCTAGGATCAAATCCTTCTTCTTCAACAAGCTTTTTATGTAAATCAAACGCAGTGTAAGTCATTGCTGAATCATTACCAAACCAATTATTTTTAGCAGCCCATTGTTCTGCTTTAGGATCAGCTTGTGGTGTTTGATTTGTTTGTTGAGGATTTATTGTAACTTCTTTTTCTCTTACAACATCTTGTTGAGTAGATTTAAGAGCACCTAATCTAGCTGCTTCTAAAGTTAACTCTGCAATTTGTTGTTGAGCCGAAACTTGAGCATCAATATCTCCTGCATTAATAGCTGATTTAAGAGCTACTTTTGCATTATCTAAACTAGATTTAACTCTACTTTCAAATTCAGAAACATATCTTTGATCTGTTCTAGATAATCTTGATTCAATCTGTTCTTTTTCTTTTTTAACAGAATGAGCAAAATTGATAGCTTCTTCTCTTTGTCTTTCAGCTTCTCTAATTTTATGAGTTAGTTTAGCAATACGTTTTTTAACGCTTTCACTATACTCCTCAAGTTCGTCTTTTTTAGTTTCAATTTTAGGTTTTTTTTCTTCAACCTTTTCCTCTTTAACTTCAACAGCAGGTTTTTCTTCCTCTTGTTGAACTTCTATTTTCTCTTCTGCAACGGCTTTCGTCTGCTCGTTGTTGTCCAATGTAACTTCAGCGCCTTCTTCCTCGCCGACATCTATCATTGGATCTTTTTTCTTATCTTCAATTGGCATAGTGCCTCCTATGTTTAAATGTGATGAAGAACATCTTCAGGATTTTTTATAGTCCCAAGTACTTCGTCATCGTTTAGTAGTCGCACTTCTCCACCTTCTATTGGTAATCTTGAACCCGCGTAACGAGCAAAGATAACCCAATCTCCTTTTTTGCACCATGGACCTGTTGGATAACGCTCTTTATCGTTATAAGCTAATGGTCCAATCTTTAAAACATAACCACAATTTGTAGCTATTCTTAATTTGTCTAATGATTCTTGTGATATAATAATTCCACCTTTAGTTTTATCTTTAGGTGTAAATGGTAATACTAATAATCTCCAACCGGTAGGATTTGGTAAACTATCAACTAATGATTCTGTAATATTTTCTGCTCTTACAGTTTTATCTTCTATTTTTTTATTTTCTTCTTGATATTTTTCTTCTAGACCTAAAACTGTTTTAGGTATTTCAGTCGAGTTTGATAACGTTTCCTTGCTCATTTTCCTTAAGCTCCTTTTTGTTTAGCAGGTTAGAGATTTCCTGTAATAAAAATTCGTATGTGCGAATTTGTCCAAGTATATACTTGTAATCGGACATATTGTCAACACCTCCCGAAGTCACCATTGTTGTTAAATTAGACAACTGATTTTTCATAAATCGTTGTAATTTACTTGCTACATCTACATCTTCCATCTCTTCTCCTTATGTTGGTTATATTAACAGTTCCACTTACGTAGAGACTTATTAATTCTTGAATTTGGATCTCTTGCAGTTTTTGCAGAGGTTAATCTTTTTTTCATTCCGCTCATGCGCGCGCAGAACGATTTTCTTCTTTTAG